GTTCGGGATGAAAGAGCGTAAAAGAAGATCTAGTGGACAGATTTACTCTCCAAACAAATCAAGAAGTTTCTTTGATAACCCTGTTGGGTATTTGCTTGGAAGCTAGTGTAGAATAATATGAGAGAACTCATAGAAAATTGGGTACACACTGATTTAAGTGTGGTTGACGCACAAGCTGGCTTTGCTCCTTGTCCTTTCGCAAAGAAGGCACTACAGGACGATAGGTTAAAAGTTGTTGAGTGTCTGGATCAGGAAGATTTGTGGAAGACTGTAGTAGCGCAGTGTAAAAAGTTTACGTCAAACCACTCGGTTGTAATTTGTGTTGAGGAGAATGCAGAGCAGCCTTATGATCAAGTTGAAGCCGCATGTGTAGTAATGAATGAATGGTTTGCTTCTAATAAGATAGATTTATGGTTATTAGCTTTTCAAACAGATTTTACAATGGTATTCATACAAAGGTTGTCAGAGTTAGATGATGCTAGTAAAAAGCTAGAAAAAATGGGATACTACGAAAACTACACAAAAGAAGATTATATAGGTCTAATCTTAACCCGAAGAAGGAAACGAGAAAATGGCTGGAGCTAAGAAAAAAGTTATGCGCCGCAATCGTGGTGGTAATGTAGTAGCTAAAAAAATGATGGGCGGCATGAACAAGGCCAAGAAGATGGCTATGCGCCGTATGCGCGGGGGCGCTATAAAAAAGAAATAAGGGGCATGTATGGACGTTTATAATTTTATTAGTCAATACAACAAGAGATTGATTGATAGGATGGATGACATAAGTCAATCCATCACAAGTGGTAGTGTTTCCGATTGGGAGGACTACAAAGCAAGAGTCGGCGAAATACAGGGTGTCGCTTATGCTCTTGATGAATTAAAGGCCCTGCTGAAAAAGGTGAATTATGTCGAAGACACTGATAGTACCTGACTACGTTGTCGCGCAACGCGAAGCGAAAAAGAAGGCCGAAGAGGCCGCAAAGAAAAAATCCCTTACAGAAAGAATTCCACAACCCACTGGATGGCGTATATTAGTCATGCCGTATATGGGTCGTGATAAGACTGAAGGGGGTATTTATGTTCCTGATCAAGTTAGAGACCGTGAGTCAAAGGCTACTGTTGTAGCTTATGTCGTAAAGGTTGGACCTCTAGCATACAAAGATGCCGACAAATTTGGTGGCGGTGATCCTTGGTGTAAGGTAGGTGATTGGGTGTGTATCGGGCGCTACGCTGGATCTCGGTTTAGTATCGAGGGTGGTGAAGTCCGCATTATTAACGATGACGAGGTCATCGCAACCATCGTCGATCCAGACGATATCAAGTCATACGGAGGGTAGTTGTGTCAACTAACGCCGCAGAAACTGAAGAAAAAGAAGTCGAAGTTATAGAGGCAGAGGATGATACTTCTGCGGAGCTCGAGGTTGTTGAAGAGGAGCAACAAGAGGAAGGATCCGAGTCAAAAGAAGAGGAGCTTGAGCAGTACTCTAAGTCTGTGCAGACTAGAATAAATAAATTAACGCACAGGTATCGTGAGGAGGAAGCTCAAAGGAAAGCCGCTGTTGACTTTGCAGCAGAAGTAAAGAAACAGAACGACGAGCTAAAAAGTCGTTTAGAGTCTTTGGATCAATCTTACGTCGGTGAATTTGACACTAGAGTTAAATCACAGGCGGAGGCTGCTAAACAAGCGTATCAAAAAGCTTACGAAGAAGGCGATGCTGACGGCATGTTCGAGGCTCAAAAGAACATAAGCCGTTTAGCTCTAGACGAAGCGCAGTTGGATCAAGCTCGAAAAAGGCAAGAAAGAGCCAGTGTTGCTAAAGAAGAAGCAAACAATGCTCCGGCTCCGCAACAACAAGCGGCGCAACAACCTGCTCCACCTGATCCGAAAGCGGAGGCTTGGGCTTCTAGTAATGAATGGTTTGGCACTGATCAACCCATGACATACGCTGCTTTTGGCGTACACAGACAGTTAATCGAGGACGAAGGATTTGACCCAGCGTCCGATGAGTACTATAATGAACTTGACAAGAGGATTCGTGCAGAGTTTCCACAAAAATTTAAGGAAACAAAGCGCGGTGATTCTGGACCCCGAGTCGCTTCTGCGGAGTCCAGTGCTTCTAAAGCACCGTCAGGGAAGGGGCGCAGAACAGTCAAATTGACTCCTTCGCAGATCGCAATAGCGAAAAGGTTAAATGTTCCGCTTGAAGAATATGCAAAGTATGTTAAGGAGTAAGAGATGACTGATTCTACAAGAACGCCACGCGAAGCGACAACTCGCGCTAAGACCCAGAGAAGAAAGCCTTGGGCACCTCCTTCTAAACTGGAGGCCCCGAAAGCACCGGACGGTTACCAACATCGTTGGATTCGTACATCACTTCGTGGTGAGGATGACAAGATGAACGTAAACGCCAAGCTTCGGGAAGGTTGGGAGCCTGTACGGGCTGACGAATATCCTGAGATGGCTGGTAAGTATCCAACCATCGATGATGGTCAGCATGCAGGTGTAATAGGAGTAGGTGGCTTAATGCTTGCTCGTATCCCAGAGGAAACGGTAGAAGAGCGAACTGAATACTATCGGGAGCAGACCCGTCAACAAATGGAAGCCGTGGACCAAAGCCTGATGAGGGAACAACATCCCTCAATGCCTATCCATTCGGATAGGAAAAGCCGTGTATCATTCGGAGGTAAGTCAGATGGCTGACCTCCTACAAAACAAGGAGTAAGCAATGGCAAACACTAATGTTGCCTTCGGCCTCAAGCCGATTAACACTGCGGGTAGCACTCCAGCTACTGGCGGTGTAAATGCATACCCCATCGGCAGTTCCGCAGCAGCAATATTCCAAGGTACTCCAGTAAAGTGCGACAACGGTGGTTCAATCGTTGTTGGCTCTGCTACAGGAGACACCGTGGCGTATGTTGGCGTGTTCCAAGGATGTGAGTATGTTTCAGCCACTACCGGAAAGAAAGTGTTCTCGAACACATGGGCCGGTTCAGGAAGTGCAGACACAAATTTCCCGATCACAGGATTTGTGTATGATAACCCACTTCAGCGCTTCATTATCGCTACAGATGCGACAATTACAGATGAAGCAACTGCGAAAGCAGCTATCTTTGAAAACACAATGTTAGATAGCGGCGCAAGCGGAAGTACAACCACAGGAATCTCATCCGCAAAGATGGATGTTGCTACATTAGACTCATCAAACGCCTCTCTTCCTTTGAAGATTGTTGGCATTCTTGATGATGTAGACAACGAAGACTTTGCAGCCGCAGGTATTCCTATGATTGTGATGATCAACAACCATGCATTGCTTCAGGCCGATTCTGAAGCGGCAATTTCATAGGGAGTTAGATAATGGCTATTTCTCGCGCACAACTTGCCAAAGAACTAGAGCCCGGTCTAAACGCTCTCTTTGGAATGGAATACACCCGATACGAAGGTCAGCATGCTGAAATCTTCGACACCGAGTCTTCTGACCGGGCGTTTGAAGAAGAGGTAATGCTGTCAGGTTTCGGTGCAGCACCTGTTAAGGGTGAAGGCACAGGTGTCACTTTTGACGATGCCAACGAAGCTTACACTGCTCGTTACAACCACGAGACAGTGGCAATGGCCTTCTCAATCACTGAAGAAGCAGTTGAGGACAATCTTTACGATCGTCTTGCTTCTCGGTACACTCGTGCCCTTGCTCGTTCAATGGCACACACAAAGCAGGTTAAAGCTGCCGCAGTTCTTAACAACGCTTTCTCCGCTGGCGCATTTGCTGGTGGTGACGGTGTTGCTCTCTGCGCCACTAATCACCCGCTTACAAACGGTGGCACATTCGCCAATGAGCCAGCAACTGCTGCTGATTTGAATGAGACTTCTCTTGAAGACTCTCTTATCACCATCGCTGGTTTCACTGACGAGCGCGGTTTGATTATTGCCCTTAAAGGCATGAAGCTTATCGTTCCTCGCCAGCTTCAGTTTGTTGCCGAGCGTCTTATGGTATCAAACCTTCGGGTAGGTACAGCAGACAACGACACAAACGCATTGCGCTCAATGGGCATGCTTCCAGACGGTTATGTAGTCAACGACTTCCTAACTGACACAGACGCATTCTTCATTAAGACTGATGCACCAAACGGCTTCAAGCACTTTGAGCGTATGGCTCTGTCAACTGCAATGGACCCAGACTTCGACACTGGCAACATGCGGTACAAAGCTCGTGAGCGTTATAGCTTCGGCTTCTCAGATCCTCGCGCAGTGTTCGGTTCACCGGGCGCATAAGTGTAGGCAAAATGATATTAAAGGGCAGCTTCCATGCTGCCCTTTTTTGTTGTACAATGTTTTATTCCTGACAACTGCATTGGGCGGTTGACACTAGCCACGACAGGAGACTTAAATGGCTACCACTACTTTCTCTGGTCCTATTAAGGCCGGAACTATCAAGAACACAACAGGCACGACTCTCGGCTCAAACATTGCTAACGTCGGTCAAGTTGTTATGGCTCAGACATTTTCAGCAGACCTATCAGGTGGTGCTTTAGCTGCTGTAGTTACTGATGTTGTTATCCCTGCAAACTCTCAGATCATTGATTGCGTGATTGACGTTATCACCGCAGCAAGCGGCACAACTAACCTTAGTGTCGGTGACACTGTGGGTGGCGCAGCTACAATCCTGAACACTTTTGCAAGTGGGACATCTGCTGGACGTAAGTACCCAACAACTCAGGCTGGCGCTGCATTAGCTTGGCAGGACACTGGTACAGCAGACATTCGTTTGACTGTGACAGCTTCTGCTGCAACAAACGCGGGTCTTGTTCGTTTTACAATCCTGTATCAGCAGAACAACAACCTTGCTTAATAGGAGGGCGGAATGGCTGCTTCTATCACAGCAAAAACAGTTACAGCTACCGGAACAGTGCTGGGTGGTAGAACTCGTTTAAAAGCTTTCTATGTAAAGACAGCTTCTAGCGGGTCACCTGCGGTGGTGTTTAAAAACGGCAGTAGCGGTGCTACTTTATTGTCGATGGTGTTCCACACATCCGACGACAATCAGATCACCATCCCTGACCACGGTATGATCTTCGATGATGAGTGTCATGTGACACTTACCAACGTAGATTCGCTTACTGGATTCTTTGGCTAATGGCTAGAAAACCAGCCAAAATGCCAAGTCGTAATAAGAAAAATTTCCGCTCTACAAAATCTGGAGCGGGAATGACCAAGGCTGGTGTGGCGGCATACCGCCGCGCCAACCCCGGGTCAAAGTTAAAGACCGCTGTTACTGGTAAAGTAAAGAAGGGGTCAGAAGCTGCTAAACGTCGTTCTTCATACTGTAGCCGCTCAAAAGGGCAGATGAAGATG